ACTATTCAATTTGTTTTGGGCATTCCAAAAAGCTGATGAACGAAGACGGCAGCCAAAAAGGTATTGCAATTCGTCGACCATACATCCGTTTGTTCAGCACAGGCGTCACAAAGATGTACCGAATGGCTGTACTTGGTGAATCATTGCCAAAGGTTGAATATACCGAAGATGAAGAAAAAGAGTTGGACGCAAAAATTCAAAAGGCTGAACAGTTACATGAAAAATCGGCTTGATTTCGTTGAAGCACAATGCGAAAAGGTGGATGGCTACATTGACGAAGTGCGCCATGAAATCGAACGGCTGATGACACTTGAAGAACGGTTGCTTGAGGGCAAGGAAATGTGGGAAAGCCGTCGAACCGAATTGATTCAAGCTATGGGCAAAGCGGCTGTCGTACCAATAACCGCACGACCAAAGCTGACATTGATTCAAGGTGGCGCACAGTAATGTTGCCGAACATGGTGCTGACATCAGACCAATGGCACACATATCTGAACAATTCCAGCAAATACCACGTCACCATCATCGAACACGCAGGCGGCTGGAATGCACACAACTTTCAGTTCGAATGGTACAAAGAGAAAATCACCAAAGAAGAATTCATGCGTCGCTTGCAAGGTAGTGTGCGGCGCACCGAACGCAAATCAGATTTGAAAAAGAAAGGCATCACAAACTATGAATGGCATCCATAACGAAGACCACACCAAAATACCGATTGAGTTTGACCCACAGATTCAACGCATGGTTGGTCGTACATACCACGGTGGCGTCGATTTCGATGTGCCGTTCATGACAAAGATTGCTGACAACTTATGGCAGGGCGGCTGTACTGATGGGCTTATATTGCCATCACACATCAATTTCATCGTGTCACTGTACCCATGGGAACGCTACACAATCAACCACAAAGTGCGTGGTGAACTGTACATTCGCATGTATGACGACCCGAACCAAGCAACCGACCAAATTGAAGACATTGCCGCACAGGTGAACAAGTGGCGTCAAAAAGGGCAAGTGCTTGTTCATTGCCAAGCAGGGTTGAACCGTTCAAGTCTGGTTGTAGCAAAAGCATTGATGATGGATGGCATGACAGCTGACGAAGCAATCAACCTGATACGTTCTACACGGTCACCAGCGTGTTTGTGCAATGCAGGCTTTGAAAGGTACTTGCGGCAATAATAAGCCAATAGCGGTATACTAAAACTATGAACACGGCAAGAAAAACACTATCAATGGACGTCACCCGACGAATTCCGAAGAAATCCGAACCTGAAGTGGTATTCAATCCATACAAGGGGCAGGAATATCGGTTGTTTTTGATATGGCGTTCACTACCCATGGAAATCAAAATTGGTGGTCGACCATATCTTGAAAAGGCTGGAATCGACGACGACGATTTGATGGCGCTTGCTGAATGCCGCACACAGTCACAGTTCGCAGAAAAATTCGGACTTTCGATTGACACGTTGACAGACTGGAAAAATAAGCCAGTGCCACCAGAGTATGAAGCCATTGATTGGCGCACATGGGCAAAGCAGCTGACGACCTCTGTTGTGGCGCTATTATTTGAGGGAATCCAAAAGGACAAAGACGCCGCACGAATCAAGCTTTGGTTGCAGGCGGTTGACGGCTATGTCGAAGAATCAAACATCAACAGCAACGTGTCTGTCGAAACGCTGAATGGCGTTCGCAACTTGGTCGACAAAATGAACACAGCAAAGGTGGCAACCAGTGACGAAGATTCAACAAGCGACTGAACAATCAGTCGACCATCTTGGCATCACGATATACGCAAATGATGCGGCGAAGCTTCGTGCCGAACGTGACAATGCCAAAGCACTGTGTGCAATGTTCTTCAAAGACGATGACGGCGACCCATTTGAATTGACTGACGGTCAAGCCGACATTTGGAACATCATCATGCTGAAGCGCCACAAGCGCAATCAAGTGGAAACCACCACGCAGTATGGCAAGTCTGAAACGATTTCAATGGCAATGGTGTTGCGTTCAATCACATACCATGAGAAATGGACGGTGCTTGCTGGTGACCAGACCAAATCAGACATCATCATGGGCAAAGCCGTGAATCACCTGTTTGACCATCCATCACTAGTTGAACAAATCGAAATGGCTGGAATGCCGAAGCTGGAAAAGCTGAAGCACCAGAAATCGCAAGACCGCATCACTTGGCGTGACGGTGGTGAAATACGTTCATTGACAGCCGACGCACGAAACCGCAAGCGTGTGAAAGAATCGTTGACTGGTTTGGGCGCACGAAACATCATTGAAGACGAAGCCGCATTGATACCCGATGACTTGCAAGCCATGGTCATGCGTATGTTGGGCGGTCACAAAGATTCGTTCTTGCTGAAGATTGGCAACCCATTCTATCGCAACCATTTCTATCGAACATCAAAGTCAAAGGCATACAACCGTGTACATATCGACTATCACCAAGCTGTTGCAGAGGGTCGATACGACATGTCATTCATTGAAGAAATGCGCCACGAACCGTTCTTTGATGTGCTGTATGAAGTGCAGTTTCCACCAGACGATGATGTTGTCACTGGTGGCTATCGTCGACTATTCACCGACCAAATGATTGCCGATGCGCTTATCACTGAAGAAGAATACGCCGCCATGCTTGCCAACGATGAATTGGCAATGACGCTTGATTCGGGTGAACGTGTGCTGAAAGGTGAACGCCGACTTGGTGATGACTTCGCTGGTGGCGGTTCAGACCGTTCAAGCTATGTGTTGCGCACGCCAATGGTCATGAAGCTACTATCAACCAACCGAAGCGACGACACGATGCAACAGGTGGTCGAGGTGCAGAAATACCGTGACATGTATGAAGTGGCATCGGGCAATATCGGCAATGACTACGGTGGACTTGGGCAGGGCATATCAGACAGGCTGTATGAACTTGACATCTATGTGAACAAAGTCATGTTCGGCGGCGGCGCATCAGACCGCAGCAAGTACAAAAACAAACGTGCTGAAATGTATTTCTTATTCAAACAGTGGCTTGAAAATGGCGGCAAGATAGTCGATTCACCTGAATGGCAAGAATTGGCTGTCGTATACTACAAATCAGACAGTTCGTCACGTTTCCAAATCGAACCGAAAGAGGATTTGAAACGCCGTTTGAAAGAATTGGGCTTGACAGTCACTTCACCAGACGTTGCCGACGCAGGCGCACTGACATTTGCCGACAATACAGAAATGATTGACGACGATGATTTTGAAGTAGTTTGATGGTATAGTAAAACGTAAGAAGAAAGCAGGGTGAAAGCAAACGATATGGGAAAAATCACAAACACAATCACACACGGAATACAGAGGGCATTCGCAACCGCTGGTGAATCATTCAGCACTTGGGTCAACACATATTCAAGCTATCGTTCACGCCGACAATTCCTGAAGTTGTACCGTGGCATTGTGATGACTTGTATCAACGCCATCGCTGAAGACGTTGCAAAGTACGAACCGATATTCAACCAGAAAGACAATCGCAACGGCAAACTGATTCAAGTGCAGCACCCATTCGAACAGGTGCTTGAACGACCAAACCCACGCATGACATCAAAATTCGACTTCATTCTTGCCACACAAGCTTTCTTGGAACTAGTCGGCAACGCTTATTGGTATCTATCAGTTGAAAAGAACAGCCGCAAGGTTGTTGAAATGTACTTGATGCGACCAGACCGTGTGCGTGTTGCTATCGACCCGAAGTCTGGTGACATCGTTGGGTACACATTCCGTGACGACAGTGGCACTGAAATTCCACTGGACGTTGACGAAGTGCAGCACATCAAGACGTTCAACCCCGAAGATGAATACTATGGTCTTGGTACTGTCGAAGCTGGTGTCATCTATATCGAAACCGAAGAAGACACGGCAATTTTCCAACGCAACTTCATCAAGAACCAAGCATCACCATCTGGTATCTTGACCATCAACGGCAAAATCGAAAAAGAACAATTCAAAAAGGTCAAAGCCGCATGGAAAGAGAAAACAGAGGGTCTTGCAAACGTCGGCAAGACTTTGTTCATTCGTGGCGCTGATGCTTCATTCACGAAGATTGGTCTGTCACTTGGCGATTTGGACATGGAAAAGCTGAAGTCAATGACTGAAGACAAAATCTTGAAGATGTTTCGTATGCCGAAAATCATTCTTGGTGACACCGACCAAGCTGGTTTGGGTCGTGGAAACGCTGAAGTTGCTGACTATGTATTTGCCAAGCGAAACATTGACCCGAAGCAAGTGCGCATTGACGACGCTGTTCAGAATATCGTGCGCCGCAACTACAAGCAGACCAACATTGTTGTTGGTCACGTTTCACAGATTCCAGAGGATGCAGACCGCTTGCTGAATGAAGAAGACAAATTGGTCAACCGTGTGATGACTGTCAACGAAGTGCGTTTGCGCCGTGGCTTGCCAACTATGGGCGCAGCTGGTGACAAACTGTACATCGGTTTCAATATGGTTGACATAACTGACAGCGCTGGAACTGATAACAGCGCAAAATCGAAGAAAACTATTCGATTGACGGTTGCGAAAAAGGACGCAACCGACCAAGCATTTTTTCGACAACTAGACACAATTGACGCCAAGGTGGTGAAGAAGTACGCCGCCGAATTCAAAAAAGACTTGAAAGCACAGCAAGAATCGGTCATCAGCAACTTGGCAGCATACGCCGCTTCAGTCAAAGACGGCAGCGCAACCACCAAAGCATATGAAGAAATCATGCCGTCGGAATCTGAAGAAGCTGACAAATCGCTTGAATGGTTGATTCCATTGATGCTTCTTGCCATCACACAGGGCGCTGAAACGGCTTTGGCATTGCTAGACAACACAGATGACTTCATTTTCGATACAGCGTCACAGAACGCCGCAAAAGAAGCCGCACGACGTGTTGTCACTGACTTCACCAAGCAGACTGTCGACAAACTGAAAGCTGAAATCGCAGCTGGTGTCAATGCTGGTGAAGACTTGGCGGCGCTGACGAAGCGTGTCAATGCCGTGTATGAAAAGGCTTTTGGCTACCGTACCGAACGACTATCAGACAGTGAATCGCACAAAGCAATCAACAAGGGCGTGCAACTTGGTTTTCAGCAAGCAGGCGTGAAGCGCAAAGTGTGGCGTGCATTGGGTTCAAATCCATGCCAATACTGTCGTGCTATGGACGGAACAATCATCACAGTTCAATCTTCATTCGTGCCAAAGGGCGGCACGATGGTCGGTGAAGATGGCGGTGAAGCGGTGCAAGACTACGACGCAGTAGAAAATGCACACGCACACGCAAACTGTCATTGCTGGTTGTTTCCAGCTGACTGATGCGCAATATGCAAGTTCGTGAATTCCGCTGTCCATTGTGTGGTCGTCTGTTGTTCAAAGGATTGTTCGCAGATTTGACCATGCCATGCAAAGGCACAAAAGAGTTCAAGCACAAAGATATGGTTCGGGTCATTGTATACCCGAACGAAAGCATGATGTTGACAGCCGATAGCGCAAGCGATATGATTGCAACAGTACAATCAAAAGAGGGCATTGACCCCGATTGTGAATCAGAATCGACTTGAACGTCATTTTGCTTCATGGTCGGGTTGTTTTTATAAAGAAAGGGTGAAAGAAAAAAATGAGTACAATTGCAGCAACATTCGCAGGGTTCGGAATAGAAAAGACCGCAGATGAAAAGATTCACTGTGGTGCTGTTATTGAAACGGCAACCAAGACCGTCGAGAAAGATGGCAAATCCGAAGTTGTTGCCATTGAGAAAGCAACAGGCAAAGCGCTTGCATACGGTGAATTTGAAACCGTTGTGTCGAACAGTGGTGAAGACCGCTACTTCGAAAAGATTCTTGTTGAGGGCATCGACCTGAAGCAAATCAAGCGAAATCCAACCGTGCTTTGGGGTCATGATTATTCTGGTCTACCTATTGGCAAAATCACCAAGATTTGGGTTGAAGACGGCAACTTGATGGCACGCA